ATAACCCACATTTTCAATATTGTTTTCTAATATATTATTTTTTAAATAATTATTACTTTCATCATCTAAATTAAATAAAATATCTTCTACTTTATGATCATAAATTTCCATTAATGTTTCTTCATCTAAAAAATTATTTGATTCTGCATAAGATACTGAAAAATTATAAATACTATTTTCTATTTGTTTTGATTTATCTTCTTTATTAATACTTTTATTAATTTTTTTTATTGCATCTAATCTTAATTTTTCCATACTTATATAAACTATTTTTATATATTTAAATATTTAATTTATCAATTTTATTTAATATAAAAAAATAATATTATAAAATATGCACATTATCTAACTTATTGTTTAAATCTTCATCATCTGAAAAATTATCATTTGATAAAATCTTCAAATCAATTGACTCTTCAGAATCATTATCAATAGTATCTTTTTTTTTCTTTGAAAGTGCTTTTCTCTTATTTTTTAATTCTTTAATTCCTTCTTCTTTCTTTTCAGCTAAAAATGATTCTCTCCATTCCTCTCGTAAATATTGTTCATCTTCATTTTCAATTTTATAAAACTCATCTTTTGAAGATTCATCTAAATTATATACTCTATCTAAATTTAACTTTTCTCTATTTTTCTTCTTTAAATTTGAACTGTTATCTTTTTCAAGATATTTACATTCTAAATCATCAAATTTATTTACATAATCGTCTTTAAACAAACATAAGTCAACTGCACTTGCTAAAAATAAATATCTATTTTTATTTCGCTTATCAAAAAAATTATTTAATTTAAATTCTAACACTTTTTTTATATTGTCTTCATTCTCTAACTTAGTCAAATAATCCCAAATTATATATATATTGTCTTTTCTATTGTAAAATCTCTTTTTCCCACAATTATTGTTGTTTAATATCTTGTACATATATTTTAAACACTCTTCATCATCATCTTCAAATAATTGTTTAAATTTAATGAATAACTCTTCATCAGGTAAATCTTCATCTAATTTTAAGTACGATTTCCCGTAATTGTTTCTTTTAGAAAGCTTACTATCAAACAATATATTACTTACAATCTTTAAATATTTATAATCTTTATCTTCACTAAATTTACTTAAATATTCTCTTACTTTAAGGAATTTATCTACTTCTACAAATGATATTTCTTCTTCAAATAATAAAATTAATTTATTCACTATACTACTAAGAATTCCATTTGAAATTTTATTCTCATTATCAGTTTTCGAAAAAGACTTAAACAAATATAATTCCTCTAAACATAAATTAAATTTTTTTTTATCTCCATTTCTTAAAAAAATTTCTAATCCTTGTTTTAACTTAGTAACACTATATCCACTGTAGCCAATACTATTGATTAAAGTAGTAAATTTTATATGATTTTCTGTAGTTTTTACCATTTTACATATATAATAATTTATTAATACAATTATTAATAAAATCAATTTTTTTTAATAATTATATATTTTCATACATAGCATCAAAATACCATTTTTTAACTGGTTTTATATACCCATTACAATCTATAAAATTCAGATCTATTACTTTTAATAAATCGTTATTTCTTAAAAGATTATTACTTATTTTCTGATTATTATATTCTCTCCATTTATGATCAAATTTTACATTATTATAATTTAAATTTACAGGTTTATTATTCAAGTAATATTTACTTAATGTATCACGTTGATTAAAAAATTTACTGTTTATATCTATATATCCTAGTATACTATCTATCTCCTTTTGCTTCCTTATACAAGGATTATCATACATTAATGATATTTTATCTATACTTAATACATACTTTATAAATTTAATTTTTTCAGAATCATTTAATATCGTACTATAACCCCTAGTCCTATATTTATTTATTATATTTATTGGATCGGTAGTACCCGCAAAGTACTTATAATCTAAATTTATTAAAGTATTCGCAGCACTTACACAAGATGGTAATAAATAAACATCATCTCCATCATAATACCCCCTAACACATGGCAAATGAAATTTACTTATTACTGAAAAAAATGATACAGGATACTTAGTTTTAAATATTTCGAAATTATGATATAACTTAACTCCAAAAATTTTAAACTTTATACTTTCCTTAAATTTAAATAGTTCATTCGTAAAATTATATTTTTCATTATACTCCTCACCTGATTTAATAAATATAACTTTTAGATTTTCTAATAACTCAACTTTAAATAATATATTATATCTATCATCTTCCCATTTTTTTGAATTAAAATACCTCTCATTATCTAAAATTTTCTCTCTCAAATATCTCTCGTAAAATAATTCTTTCACTGTTAATAAATCTAAATTCTCCAATATAAAATCATAACTATACCTTTCGCATACAATATTATTATTTATGAATATATCATTAACTATTATGATTGTATTCTTATAACTCTCTATTCTTAGACTTTGATTATATACACGTTCATAATTTAATCCTAACTCATTGTAAAATTTAAATACCCTATCAATAAAATCATCATTTTTTTCTATATTACATATAACATCTATGTCAGAATTACAATAATATTCATCATAATAACGTCTTAAATTATCAAATTTAGATTGTAAAGGATTAAATAATGTAATACACGCTGGTATTATACTACCAGTTATTCCTAAATTAGACATGTCTACTTTATCTAAAATATCTATACTTTCATCTCCTGATATAAATATATTACATCTCCTCCTGAATTCTTCTAAATCACAAATTCCTAATCTTAAACTATCCACATTTACACCCATTATATTATTTTTTAAATTTGTGATCTCTTCTGATACTAAAAATGAATAATATGGATTAGATCTTATTTCATCTAAGCTAAAAGTAAATCTAGGTAATTTATTTGCTTCATTAATTCTAAATACAAACCTATCTTCTTCATTAATATAAGTTTTTTTTATACATTCTTCAGAATACATACATAACCATGCATAACACATCGCATACTTTATCGCTAAATTATATTTTTCTATTATATCACTAAATCGATCTAATAATTTTATATTTCGCAAAACTAAATGACAATATCTCTTTGATATTAATAAACTTATTAATAAATTATATATTTCATATTCATCTTCTACATCATCTAAAATTTTATTTAAATCATCTATTGTATAATCTGAATTATTATCTAGATAATATAAATTATATCCATTAACCTTTAATACTAAAGATATATCAACATGTACATCATTACGATATATATAACTTAAATAATTATCACCTTCTTTAGGTACATCATTTAAATCATTTAATAAATTTCTTAACTTAATATCTTTAATCTTTTCACTCAGTGATAAATTAAATTCTCTTTCTATAAACTTTCCTGTTAAATTTAACTTATTCATATTTATCCAATAATCAGTTGAATCCATACTTAGTAATAGTTTACTCAGATAATTTTTATTATTTTTTTTATTATTATAAAAACTATTTATTGTCTTAATACATAAATAATCATTTATTTTTACATCATTTGTGTATTGTTTCATATACTTTTTATAACCACTTTCTGATAAATTTATTAATGGTAATAATAAATTCATTTCATCAAACTCATTATTACTAATATTACTTAAATAATAATTATCTATTAAAACTACTTGAGATTTGTGAATATCATTCTTTAATAATTTTAAATTACTTTTAAATATTAACATATTTTCCTTAAAATAACTTAAATCATTTAATGATAATTTATCACAATAAATTCTGTCATCTATCTCACAATTATCCTTTAAACATAAAATATACAATTTTCTAAAATTCTTATAAATATCATTCAAAGTTAATTCACTAATATATTTATAGTTACCATTTAATAAAAATTTATTTTCATTGTTGAAAAAAGGATTTTTAAATATATACTCCATTTTTATACAATAATATTATTAATTTATCTATATATAAATTCAATTTTTATTCAATATATTTATAGAGATTATCTTCTTTTCTTATATAACCTAATATATCCAATCTCTCTAATCTATTTAATATCTCTTTTTCAGATGGAATAAAATATTTACTAATATTATTTCTTAATATTAATAATAACTTCCCGTATTTTAACTCCTTCTCCATTTTTAATAATTTACTAATTTTAGAATCTAATAATAAATTTCTGTCATACTCTATACTTTTATGAACCTTCTTTTCATTTATTTCTATACAATCTAAACTTATCTTTAACTCTTGATTTTCTAAATCATTATTAATTATAAAAGTTACATCTTCATTTAATTCAATAAACTCTTTTATTAAATTATTAGACTTAAAAATATCTGTAACTTTTAATAAATATTCAATATCATAATTTAAAACATCTTTTAAATAATTTAATGTAACTCCATTCTCACTTTCTCCTATTTTATAAAAAATATTATAATATGATATTGGCATTATTAAATTATTTTTCCATAAATTTATACTAATTGTACTTTCTTCATAAGATACAATTAATTTTCTCTTTTTTGAATATTTATTCTCATAAAATTTATTTAATATACAATCATAAACACTAATAGTATCTACATAATTTACATTATTAAATAATTTTTTATTATCATTCCATAAATTATTAGAACAAATTAACACATTACACTTTTTTAAATCAAAATTAGTATTTATGAATTTATATTTAACATTAACATTTAAATTAAATAACTCCTTATTACATATTATAGATGTATTAATATCATCTAAAATATATTTTAAATCATATATTATTTTTATTAAATCTTCCTCATAAAATATATCTGATAGTTTATTTAAACATTTATTTTCTAACTCGTAATCTCTAATTATTAAAGCACGATTTTGTAAATGTTTTTTATAAAATTGTAAAAAAATTAATTTTGGAAAATAAATCCAACTATATTTAATCAAAATTTCAATATTAATATAATTATTATCTAATATCCAAAAATATATTGATGCATTTAAATAATCTAATAGTAAATTGTAATCTAAATCAATAGATTTTACTTCAATTAAATCATCACTTAATAAAAAACGAAATATACTTATTATACTATTTGCTAATTTATTATCTTTTACATTTTTATCATTTACACTATTTACAATTTTCTCTAAAATAATTTTGTTTACTAAAAATTTTAAATCTAGGTTAAAATTATTATAAAATTTTTTAAATAAATTTACCTTTATTAATAGATTTGATAATACATTTATATCAAGTTCCTTTGTGAAATCTATAAACCTTTTTCCAATCTTATCTGATGTATTATAATAAATTGTATTTATGACATTATCCATATTACCTAACTTAGTTATTTCTAAAATTATCTGATTAATCTTCTTCAAATCACTTATAAAATTATCTTCTGTAAATTCATTTGTTAATAATTTTATACTATTTTCATCATACTTTAAACTATTTAAAAAACAATACATAAAAGAATTTACTTTTTCTGATTTTATAAAACTTAGTATATTATCTTTAAAATAGTCTTGGTACTTACATATATATGATTTGTTTAATTTCATACATAATTTTATTAATACTAAATCTTTATCAGTTTTATAAAAATTATTTTTAATTTTATTTATTCTTTGAAAATCTTCCTCATAATTACTTATATCATTATTATTGAAATCATATTCATCTATATAAGCATTATTTTTATATGATTTTTCATATACAGACCATGAAGATGTATAATTATTAACAATCTGGGGAAATTTTAATATATCCATTACTTAAAATAATATAATTTATCTTCAACTAATTATAATTTCAATTTATTATTTAAAAAATTGATTAATTAATTAGTTAAAGAAATAGTGTTAATTTTATAAAAATGAGCGAAGTATTTATAAATCATTTAAATAATTTAATTAATACAAATAAATTTATTAATGGAGAAATTACTTTTGGTAAGTTAGAAAATAACTTTTTTAATTATAATATTAATAAAAGAAGTTATTTTACATTTAAAAATTTTATTAACAAAAAATACAAAAGCCATAATTTTAAAGAAAAAATATATCAATATTATGACTATTTATTAATTAGTAAAGACGAAAAATCTCATATTTGTTTTAGAATTAATTCATCTGATTTTAAATATGACGTAAATGATAAACTTTCGATTAGTTATAAAACTAATAATAATTATATTGTAGATAATATTAATTTTCCTGCAATTGATAAATATAATTCTGAAGTTAATAAAGTTTATAATAAATTTTCTATTAAATTTAAAAATTCTATTATAAATATAGAATTTATTGAAATTAATAATAAATTTCTTTCTATTAAATTTACATTTAATTTACATGAAAAAAATTTTGATAATTTTAAAACAAATTTAAATTTTTTACTTAATAAATTATTTCATAATTTTAATTAATAAAAAATAAATTAATACTAAAATTGAACCATGTAATAATAAATTTGATATTTTATTCTCTTTTATAATAATAGGTAACAAATTATCAATCATTAATTTAACATCTTTATGATTTAACAATATATATAAAATTAATAATACTAATGGATTTTTTATAATTTCAAAATATGAAATAGTATTTTTTATTTCTTCTAATTCATTCTCTTTTTCTTGTTTTTTTATTTCATCTAGTTGTTGTAATTGTTGCATTTGAATTTGTTGTAAATTACTTAATCTTTCTGCGTTAATATAATCGTCTGTTTTACCCAATTCAATTTCTTTATGAATATTTGATGTTAATTTTTGAATATCAATTTCATTTAGTTCATTTATATTAGTTGACATGTTATCCATATATTTAAATATTTATTTAATATTTAAATTTAACGAATTATAATGCTAATCTATCATTTAATAAATGATATTTGTTCTTTTCTTTATTATTTAATTTATCTGTATCACTTTCTAAAATTGTAAATTTATTCCAAACTTTTATTAAATCTAATATCTCTGAAACTAATAAATCATTAAAAGAATATTGACCTTTACTATATATAATACAATCTCCTTTTATTAATCCATGTAATAATCTACTAACTGGTTCATTAATTTTATTACTACCTTCTCTTTTAAAAACAAATACTAATTCAAAATTTAAATAATTTTTCTCTACAGTTTCAGTATTATCATCTAATAATAATTGAGTCATATTTAAATCTTTTCTAAATTTATTGAACGGATTTACTATCTCATATTTATTATTAATAATTATTTGCTTAAAATTATTATTTTCATCTACATAAACACATCCATGATATTCTATATTTGTAATTAATTCTATTAATGAATCAAAATTACAATTTTCTAATTTGTCATTTATCCCATCCTTTGATACATAAGTATTTATCAAAACACAATTATTATATATTAATTCTTTCTCATAACTTATAAATGATCCTAATATATTTTTTGGCAATTCATTAATTTTGTCATATTGTGTTACCATTTTATACATTACTTGATATACATTTGTATTGTTTATATAACAGTCTTTTAAATCACCTATATGCTTATCATCTAAATTTATAAATTCAACTACTTCCTCCATAAATTTATCTACATCTACCTGTTTTAACTCACATATATTTTTTAACTTTTCTATACTCTTTTCATAATCTACATAATTACATTTCAATTTACAAATATTTGTCTCTTCTTTATCATAATTTGGTTCCTCTTTGAATACTAAATTAAACTCTTCTTTAGATTCATGTTGTTTTATATAAATTAATTCAACTTTATTTGACATATTATTATTTATATTAATTTATTATAATTAATACGTATTTCATTATCATTGAAATAATTTAATATATTTTCTATATAATAACTTTCCTCTATTTTTACAGGTTTATTTGATATAAACTTCATTCCCATACCTTCTGGACTTTGATAAAAATTATTTTTATTAACTTTGTACAAATAACATTCTCTATCTAATGTATTTATTTCATTCTTTTTACTTTCTCGAACAAAACTAATACCATTTTTAAATCCTCCTTTTAAATTTTTATTATTCACAGATGATAACACTGCTAACCATGGTGCTGTAAATGCATTAACAGTTTTATTTTTTATTAATTTATTATATTTATCGATAGAACCAAAATACAGATCTTTATCAATATAATTATCATAATTATTTTTTAAAATTTTAATTATATTACTAATTATTTTTTCTTCGTAACCTAGTTTATTATAAATATTTATTAAACCCTCTCTTTTTTTAATTAAAAAATCGATATTTAAATACTCTAGTGGAAAAATACCTTCAACTATTTCTTTTCTGTGATTATCCAAATTTTTTTCGATAACATTTTTCGCATTTTTAATTAAATTTACCTTCACTAAAAATTTTAAGTTTGTATCAATTTTAATATTAATTCTGTTATTTTTAAAAAAATTACTTAATCCTAACAATATAATTTTACCACCTGTATTATCTACTAATTTACTTAAATTAGAATAAAAATTATCTCTCCAATAATTACACATTTTCCTTTCTAACTCTTTACTTTTTTTGGGATTATTGTCTAACTCATTATATATATCATTCATATCTTTCTCATTTAATATATCTTCAGTTATTTTATCTAAATCTATTATATTAAAATCTAATGACGATACATTTTCTAAAAAATATTCTTTTAATTCATCATTTAAACCTACTATATGACTATATACCTCTATCATTTATATTTACTTTATATATTATTTTTTTTATATATTAATATATATATACATGCAACAAATTTGCTTTAATCAAAATTTATTCCTTATCTCTATCCTAATATTATTCACTATTATTATTATTATTAATAATACAAATTTACAAAAAATGTATAACACACAATCTAATAATAATACTCCTGATGATGATACACTTGTCTCTAATAAATACATTATACCTACATCAAAATTTGTTAATGATAAAATTGATCAACGTGATGAAGATGCATTAGAAAATCCTCTTAAACCACCAAATAGAAGATTACCTAGACATATATATCCATCTGCAGCTAAAGATTACATATTTGAAGTTCCTACAAGAGGATATCCTGATAATTATCATTATTATGGTAATTTAATAAGAAGAGAAGATAATAAAATGGTTAAATTATTTGGTAGACAAATTTATCCTGGAAGTAATCAATATGAATATTATGGAATTACTTCTGACCCTACTGGAGGTAGTTCTGTAAAAATACCAATTAAAGTAAGAGGAGATAAAGAATTATATGATAAAGACGAAATTGACATAGATTTTTTAGATAGTAATGTTGGAAAATTTATATTATTTATGAACGATTTTGATAGACCAAGATATAATCCATTTGTTATAAACTAATTTTCAATATTAAAAAATACATAAACGTTATTATTATAAATTTTATATCCTTCTTTTTTTGTTAAAAAAATAAAAATTTTTAATAAAATATTCAAAGAATTAAAATTTTCATATTTTATTTTTGAATTAACTAAAATAGATTTTAACTCATTTAAATTATTATCACTTAAATCTAATCCATAATTTAATAATTGTCTGCTTATATAACTTTTATTTTTAGTAATCTCAGGTAATGCCCACGACCAAGTTATTATATTATTTAAATCATCTATTTTACATAATATTTCGTACTTTGATTTAAATATACTTTTATTTTTACTATCTTTTATTAAAAATAAATTATCTTTTAAATCTAAACCACTATCATTTCTTTCAATTGTATCATTTATTGTAATACTCAATTTTTTTAATAAAGTACTATATTTTAAATCATAATACTCAAGTGAACTTTTTATTAAATTATTCATATATAATATATATATATATATAAATTATTGATTTTCAGTAAAAGGACTAATATTTCTAGAATAAACATTATCATACTTTGCTTTTTTAAATAAATTATTTGATGTATTAACTGACTTTTTATTATCAATAGTAGATATTTCAATATCTGTTGGTAATTCTACTGATAATTCATCTAAATATTCTAAATTATTTTTATCATCTAAAACAGATTTAATTTCAATTTCTGTTGGTACATCTATCGATAGTTCACTTTCTGTTGATACATCTACTGATAAATCAGTTTCTGTAAATCCACCTGACTGAACAATTGATTCTATTTCAATATCTGTTGGTACATCTACTGATAATTCAGTTTCTGTAAATCCACCTGACTGAACAATTGATTCTATTTCAATATCT